AAAGCGCCCTCGACTGCGTAGACGAAGACTCCCTGTATTGCACGATCATAGTCCATGGATACGATCTCCCGCTGATCCGCAGATCCAGTTGCGTTGTATAAGGAATTGTCAACAGTGAACCAGTTCCTGCGCGTTGGACCGATGCGGTGCGTAGAGGCTTGCCAGATGGGATAGCACTTGGCATTTGTTAAGGTTCGTACGAGCTCAAGTCTGGCTGTGGGTGTGCCGGTCAAGAACGAGACTATGAAGTCTGGGTTCTCAGTCCATGCAATCCAGTAGTTGCCAGTAGATGTCAAGGGACACCTAGGTTCCCAGTGCACCTGCGTGCCTGAGAGGAACTTGTACTCGGTGTAAAACCGTGCTATCTGTCTGACCGTTGATGTGTTCACCATACCGAAAGGGGAGATGGGACAGATAGGATAAATGAAGGCATCAGTACCTTCATCTGACGTCGTAACAGCAACGCTGTACGAGTTTCCTGTGACTGTCGTTTCATTGGTAACATTTCCACGCACACTAAGGTTGACCCGCATTGGACGGTTCATTACCTTATTAGGCGTGATTCTCTTACTCGGTTTGGCCATGTCTGACTTGGGGTGGTGATTGTCCAATAGTTATATATTGAAGCTTAGAATTGTCGTGTGTGAACGTGTGGTGATATTGTTCAGGAGGGTCGCGTGACAGCAAATGTATAAGGGACACCAGCAAAATCACAAATGTGAATATGAGAAAAGTGCTGGTCCCGTTGCTCTCGTGGACAAGATAAACAGTTGCCATATCAAAAGTTGAAGTGTTGCGTGAAAGTCACGTTTTCTCCAACTACTGTGAATGACACGGCAGGTCCAGCGTCAAGTTTGACGTCTGTTTCCCCCTGTACCGCTTGCCTAGCAACACTACGATATCCTCCGTCTCCAGTACTGCTCGAAGATCTTCCACGTCCACCTCCACCTGTAGTGCGAGGGGCAGTTGGCTGTGATTGATTGTTTGATTGCTCCATGAAGTTGGTTATTCTTCAAGCCCTGGAGTATTGCAACAGGGATGCCTCTTCCTCCACCCTATGATTGAGGTGTTGGAATTGGACAACCCCTGGGCTACTTTCCAGGGCCACTTGCTCATCGGGGGTCAACCCGAATGCGAGCCAGTAAGAAAACCGAGCTTCATCAGTGATGGTGGTTGACTGGTCATGTGTTCCGGAGCCAAATTTGTAGAGTCGATCCTCATTGAACTTATCGCTGAGAAGGCCCTTAAGTTTGGCATCACAGTGGGGAAAGCGTTCATAAAATGCCTGATGCACAGGCACCCCATGGTTGAGTGCTCTCCCTCCTTGTCCAACGGCTGACACCCAAGCTCGCGCTTGGGTTGCGTCGGCGAGATCATGTATGCAACAAAGATCCTTTGAGAAGGAAGCATGCGGGT